CTTGATTATTTTAAATTTGAAGGGGGCAAACCAACCCCCCGTGCTGTCTCGCACGTAAAACAGGGCTGCCTTTAACTAGGTGGCTATAAAGATAGGTAATGGCTGATTGTCGGCCCCCGCTGCCTCAAAGCGTGAGAAAGACAATTAAGTTTTCGCACTTCTCCAACCATTATCGTTAAAACGGCAGGAGATAAAAACTTTCAAATTACACTACTATGGCTACAACTTCAGAGAATAACGTTATTGATTCAAACCAAAACAGACGTACATCTTTGGCTCGTAGCCTACGTAAAGCAAACCCTACTTACGGAAGTGGCAAGAAATATGCCAGAATTGTGAAATTTATCATTCGAGAGGAACGTAAGTACCTCATTAAGATGAAGATCGCAAAATTTGAAAGCAAACTTGAGACAGTGTCGATGCTATGGAACACTGCTTGGTATGGAACCAAGTGGTTAGTACGTGGCCTCAACCCGTGCCCAATGGTGTTTGCAAGACTTCGCAATATAATGGAGCGATCCTTTATGCGAGGCCTTAAAGAGACTACACGTAGGCACGTGCAAAAAGTTAAGGCAAGGTTAATTTATCAAATTACCTTGTCAGGAGCACAATGGCTTCTCCAGAAACCAACAATTGGAGTCGCGCTTATTGAAGTGCTCAAAATAATGGACACCGTAACAGACGGAGGTATGTCACGACTCTCTGGAGCTGTGATTGCCAATATGATGGATAAAATCGAAGAATATTGTGAAGGCTTGAAATCACCCAACCCAATCGCCGCGCAAGTACAATCTGGCGCAAGCACTTCATCGTTAACAAATCGAGATTATCAACCAACCCCCGAAGAAATGGCTCTCTTAAGACAGGATTATGCCGCAGTAGGTAAAATTATTGCGAAGTATCAGTCGGCAGAGACGCCAGTGACCCCGGATATAGTCGCTACCTTAGGTGCCCTTGTGGCAAGTGCGGTAGTAGGAGGCTCAGTGTCATCGAGCAAGACTTTAACCGGAATGATGACGAAAACAGGAAACATTGGACGTGACTTTAGCAACTCTTTACGAGGTGTGCAAAGTATGCGAACAGTGATAACGGATATATTGACGGCAGTGAAATATTATCTGGGAATTTGGCAAGAGGACGATCTTCTAAAAGATGCTAAACTACCAGGTGGTATTAATTTACCAATGTTAATAACTCTTATTCGTGACGTAGTTGCCCAAACACCAGGAGCAACTCGAGGCGTTGCGGCTTTGAGAGAGCAAATTGAAACGATTCGTGTGGCGCTAAATGAGTTTGACTTATTAGTGTTACATAACAAAGTGAAAGTGACCAACAGAGTTTTGAATATCGTCAAGGATGCAAGCATTACTTTTAGGAAATACCTAACAGAGAATGCTTCATTATTGGCCTTAAGCGGAACTGGAAGGAAAAGGACACCAGTTGTTTTCGAGTTTACAGGAGAATCAGGATGTGGTAAGTCGCAACTAATGGATTTAGTTGCGTTTGACATGACCAATCCCGATATAACTCAAAACATAGACTGGCAAATCGACAATTTGATCTATTCGGAAAACCCCAACAACAAACACATGGATGGGTATATGAAACAAGATATCCATATTCAAGATGATGCAAGGCAATCTACGGGCCATACTCCAGACAATTCGGAGGTTTTAGGCTTTATACGATTAGTGTCTCCAGTTGAGTTCTTTGTGCCTCAAGCACAAGCGGACAAGAAAGGAATGACATACGCATCAAAATTGATTTTGTTGACGACTAATGACCCTTATACAATGCATAAGGAAGTAGTTTGCAAGCATGCAGTTTGGAGGAGACGACAAGCTGTTGTGCATGTAAGCGTGTGCAAGGACAAGGAATGCAGCAAATGTAAAACAGGAAACTTACGTGATAAGCACTATACGTTTCTCGACCCAATGGGAGGAGAAATTTTAGGTGATAACATGGTGGCGAGTGGACCCAAATTTGAAAGATACTGGACGGATTCGGCTGGCAACAGTTTGATTGATCTTAGTTATTATGAGATGATGTATGTACTTGGAAATATAATGACTAAGTGGCACGCAGATGACCCTATAATGAAAGATAGACCACCAGTGGACGATGATGCTTTGGCGCAAGCTAAAGTTAAGATGGATAAGCACAAATTTGCAGTTTTTCAAATGACGGACGAGGAATATGAAAGTTTGTACCCACAAGAGAAAGACTTGTTTATTTTGCGAGAAGAGAATGGAATTACACTCGAAGGCGCTTCTATCAGGGAAGAACCATTGCATTTGTATTCCAATGAACGACAATGTTGTGCGCGAGATTGGGAATTAGACTACACTGAAGTCCCTCCCCTCAGGGAATGGGACATGAGTGTTTGTTATAAAACCCGAACAATCTACGAGCGCAGCACAAACCAAAGGTACTCCTTTAATCGAGATGTTTGGACCGACCTGACGCTAACAGAGCAATTTGTTTTCAAATTAGCTGTCAAGAACAGGTTAATCAAATTTATTGATTATAAGAACTTACAAGGAGAACTGAAACGGCAGGAAGAAGAGGCCCAAGTTGCATTTAGACAAGGC